AGCTGCCCCGATCTGCGCCCCGGCTTCTAGGAATGCGGGCGCAACAGTTGCAAAGGCATCACCCAACTCACGCAGCGGGCCACCGAGCGGCCTGAGCGCATCATTGGCATTTCTCAACCCGTCGGCGAAGTCGCCCAGCCCCACCGCGCGCAGCGCCCCACTCAGCGCAGCCAGCGGAGACGCTCCGGCGGAGATGGCATTGACGAAGAACTCCGCGGCGCTCATGGCATCTTCGAGGTACGGGACGAGAACCCCACCGACGGTCTCGCCCAGGTCGCTGATGCGATTCTTCAGGATTTCAACCCGCCCGGCGAGCGTGGTGCCCATCGCCTCTGCCGCGCCGCCAACCTTCTCCCCCAACCGTTCGAGGATGAGCGCCTGCGCGCCCGCCACGTCACCCATCTCGGCCATCTCCTCGATGGCATCCATCTCGGCCTCGGTGAACAGGCGCAGTTGTGTATTCAGTCTCCCCAGCCCCTCAGCCGGGTTGTCCAGTGCGCGCCCCACTGCCATCGCCGCCGCCGTCAGGTCAGTGCCCATCGCCGTGGCGAGATCCGCCGCCGCCGCCAGCGCCTGCGGGAATACGTCAGCCCCCAGGTTCTCGTAGCGCAGCAGCATCGTCTCCGCCGCCATCGCCGCCTCGTCAGAGAAGCGCGTGACATTTTGCAGCGCCGAGGCCATATCCTGAAGCTGCTGTGATGTCAGGCCCACCGCGCCGCCCGTCGATTCCAGAACGGTATTCAGCGCGGTAACGGCGTCCTGGGCATCCATCATCTCATTGACGGCAAATGTCAGGCCCGCCCCAAGCGCGGCAAGCCCGGCGGCAGCCACGCCAATCGCGATCGTGCCGAGCGAAGACAGCGCCCCGCCAACCGACGATAGGGCACTCTGCGCCTCCCCGGCGCCGTCCGCAGATATGTCGATTACAGCTTCGCCGACCGTCGCCATTTAGAGATCACACATCCTATAGAACTGTAGAATGATGTCGCTCATATTCACCGCCTCTGCCGCCGGGCGGAGGAAGGGCTGCGCCGCCATCTTGCGAGTCCCGAACTCAACAAAGATGGCATAGCCCGCCGTCGCCGTCGCCACCCAGCGCATCCCACCACCCATCTTTGTGATGGATGCCCTGAGTGCGCCTGTCCTCACCGGGACAATCGCGCGCGCCTTGAGTACGATCTGGTCTGCCGTCATCGAGGCGGCCTCAGCAGCTGCGCCGGGCAGCTTGGAGATCACACCCTCAAGCCGACTGGTATTCACCTTGACCACCACGCCTACCAGTTGCGCCATTCATCCCTTCCAGTTCGGCGACATCTTCGCCTCTGCGTCCTTGATGGACAGCCATTCACGGACATCTTCCATAGTCAGGCCATCGATATATTCCAGCGTCCATCCCGTCTCGGCTGCCATCCGCCAGCGCGTCACCGCCCACCACGTCGCCATGTCCGTCTTCGCCCTCCACCTGACTGCCAGATAGACGGACTTGCTCAGTTTGGGTCGGGTGCCGTTGCGGCGGGGGCGACTATCGCCAGCGCCTTGGTGAACGCCACGCTGATGGGCAGGAAGTCAGGCACGGGCATATCAGACATTTCTTCTACTGACATCCCGGTCGCCACGGCAATCGCCTCGATGACATCATCTTCTGACACCCCGCCGCCGTTTGGGACTAGCCACTTCTTGATGTGCTTCGCCTTCAGGCGGAACACGTCCAGCGTGACCGTGCGACCATCGCTGAGTGTGAAAGTTGGCTTTTCGAGTTCGCTCATGGCTGCCCCTTAGAACGTCCCATCAGTCTCGGCGGCGCTGAACTGGAACTCCACGCTCAACTCCACCACATCGTCATAGGGAGCCTTGCGGCTGCGAGACTTGACGAAGGCGCTGTTGATGGTCTTCTTTGGTTTGCCCGCCGCCGTCCCCTCAATTCCGACGATCAGCGTTCCATTCGCGCCCACCGCCACCAGGTTGTAGACATCGGTTGCCGCCGTCCCGCCCTGGTACAGCCCGGTGAACTTCGCCGTCCCGTCGCTCAAGGTGGTCAGGTACGTCTTGACCGTATCCGCGCCAGCCGAGGCGTCCACCAGCCCCATCTCGCCGCCGTCTTCCCACTCGCGGAAGTCGGGGGTGATGACCGTCCCCTTGAAAGTTATGTACGCTGCACTGCCTGTCATATCGCCCATGGTTCGCTCCTTATTGCGTCAATCTGATCCGATACACGCCGCCGATGTGATACACGGCATTCCCGCCGGTGTCTGTTTCGATATAGTCAACGTCCTCCTCCCGCGCTGTCCAGATGTTCGTGTACCCCGCCACCGTCAGCGTGGCATGATGCAGCAGCGTGTCGATATGCCCATCCAGCGCCACCGCCTCTGCCTGTGTCGTCGCCACGCCCTTGACGGTATACACCGGGTTGCGCTGGCGGCCCGGCGTCATGTTCTCGTCGCCACCGCCCTGCCACTGGAAGATCACGACGGGCAGGTTCGTACCGGGAGGGGCGATCTTGTTATAGATGAACGTCCCGCCCAGTTCCGTGGTGAGCGCCGTCCCCGCTGCCAGCAGCGAGTACAGCCCCGTCTCGATTGCCTGGATTGGCCCGGTCATTTGATAACCTTAATCTCCGTGTCCTTAATTGCCCCTGCCCAATCTACTTGAACCAGCCGCTCGTCGCCCAGATATTCGACATAGACGAATACAGGGCCGTCGTGGGGGATGTCGAGAACAATGCGGCGAAGGGGTGCGTCAGATTCCAGCCCCAAAGCCGGGGTAATGCTCTTCATAAATTTCGCACCCGAAATTACATTATGTTTGTTCATACCGTCTCCAATGTCAGCTTTGCGGCCTTGTAAGCCCGCAGCGAATCTTCCTCAATCACGCCCTCCACTGAGTACGTCCGGCTTTCCAGTTCCACCCGGTCGCCCGGCACAATCGTCCCGCCGTCTGTGATGAACAGCGTGTATTCGGTGAAGGTGGTCAGCCTGTCCCCGGACGGCGACATGTCGCTGACATCCTTGGCTTGCAGGTAGCACGACACCGTGCCGCGCACCGTCCAGGCGTCCGTCCAGCCGCCCATCCCGTCGCCGGTGTGGGTCGGGTAGCTGATGATGCAGCTATCGACCAGATAGCCGTCAGCCCGCGCCCGCATGTTCGCCAGATGCCCGCTACTCAGCGGCATTCTCAACCTCGAATTTTAGATTTCCAAGCCACACGCCAAGCCGAATTAACCATAGCCCGGCCTTCATGCTCAACCGCCACCACTTCATGCCACGCACCCGGACAATAACCGTCAGGCCGTGGGCAATCTCTCGCGCCCCAAGCGTTATCGACGCATTACTCGCGCTCATTCTTAGCCTTCCTCGTTCCCTTCGGCGCGGGGAGATTGTGTTCGTCCGATTCGTTGTCCATATCGAGGTCTGCCAGCAGTTCGCTCATATCAGATGGTGGCAACGGAAAGCTCTCAGGGACAGACCATGCCGCCTTGACCAATTCCCACCCGTGGCTGCGATAGTGATAAGCGATAGACTCGGCCACCTCCGCAATCTCACCCGTCTGCGGGTTCCTGAATTTCAGCATGATGTTTCCTTTCGCCTAATTTTTTGGCGGGGACTCCCCCCCATATCTCGAACGCGGGGATGTCCTTCGTCGCCACACCACCAGCCGCAAGCACCGCGCCCTCGCCGAGCGTCACGCCGGGCAGCACGATGGCATTCACCAGCACCGTCGCGTTCTTGCCGATGACCGTCTCCGCTTTCATCAGCACCGTTTTTTCGGGCATCGCCGCCGAGAGCGTCTCGCCCATCAGTGTCGCGCTCCCGCTCAACACCTTGCCGCCGCTGCCCACTGATGCGCCGTCTTTGAGTACAACCACGCCGCCTCCGATGCCGATGTGAGAGAAGGAAGCTATATGAACGCCATCCCCAATGATCATGCCATTGCCGATTTCTATTTTGACGAACGAGTCAATTCGCACGCTCTCGGCTATCTGCAGCTTCGATCTATCGCCCACAATCAGCACCGGCTCATATATCTCAGGCACGCTTCACCACCCTGAACCTCATCTCGTGCGGGTCGTCCGGGTGTGAAGGCTGCCGTACAATGTCCACGAACCCCGCCCCGCCGAGCGCCAACCGCAGCGTCTGTTCCGTGTATCCCCACCGGTGGCACTGCGCAGGTTCCTCCGATGGGCTGTAGATGTTGTCCAGTATCGCCATGTCACCCGACAGCACCGCCTGCGCGCACAGCGTCATATCGGGGACGGCTATCGCCAGCTCACCGCCGGGCTTCAGCACGCGCCATATCTCGCTCAGCGCGCGGTGTGCATCGTCGGGAAACAGGTGCTCCAAAACGTGATACAGTTCCACGCCGTCCAATGTCCCGTCCTCGAAACCGATGCTCCGCACATCCTCGACCCGCTCCGCCGCGCCCGGCCTGATGTCCGCCGTGACCGCGCCCGGATGCTCCGTCACTGCGCCGAAACTAAGCCACTCAGACAACGGCTTGCTGCCTCGATACCCACAGCTCACGCGGCTGGACGATTGCCAGCGTCGGGTCGCACCACACCTTATAGCCGCGCTCTCGAAGCTGGCGCATGGCATCCAGCACCGCGCCGCCCTGCATCCTGATGCCGCCCTTCCCCGCGAACTCGTGGGCGGGCGCAATCCAGCACGACCCCACGCTGTCCACCTCGAATATCTCACTGGCGTTATAGGCCGGGCTGTAGGGGGGCCAATTGGTGAACATCGCCCCATGCCACCGGTAGGCGAATACATCATAGAAGCACCCACTTTCGCCCAGCGTGACCCATCCCCCCAGTATCGCGTGCCCGCTTCTCACCATGCGTTCCGCCACGTCGGGCGGGCTGATCAGGTCGCTCTCATGTACCAGCAGCACGTCATCGCTGCCTGTCACGCATTCCATCGCGGCGTTGAACGTGGCGCCCAGCCGCACCAGCCGATCCGCAGGCCCATCATCCAGCAGCCCCGTGTCGTGCCTGATGACCGTGATGCGCCGGTCGCCGCTCGCTGCTCCACGAAGGATCGCCTCCGTGTCGTCGGCGCTGTCGCCCACCACCCACAGCCAGCGCAGTCCACGGTACGTCTTGCTGAGCAGGTGCGCAATCCGCTCCTCAATCTGCTTGTCAGCGTCGTCCCGCCACAGGCTGACCATGACCACGCTAGGCTGCAAAAACGACTTCATGCGCAAGCGCCCTTTCCAGCGAGTCGCAAACCCGCTCCAGGTCGGCATCCGTCAATTCGGCATGGGTGGGCAGCATCAGACCGAGCGGCGCCAGGCTCTCCGCCACCGGGCACGCCTGCCCCCGATACATGGGCATCGTGTTCAGCGGGTAGAACATGGGCCGCGTCTCAATCCCGTCTGCCCGCAGCGCAGCCATCACACCATCCCGGTCGGTCCCCATCGGCAGCAGCACCGCCACCGACCAGTTGCCATGCACGCCGAGGGTGGGCTGCTTCTGGAACGCCACCAGCCCCGCCAGTTCCTCGCGGTAGTAAGCCGCCACCTCCGCCCGCCGCTTCAATATGCGCGGCAGGATTTCCATCTGCGCGCACCCGACGGCGGCCTGGAGGTCGGTCATCACGTAGTTGAAGCCGATCCCGTCGTGCCAGAAACGCTTGTCAAGGTCGGTGCATTCGCTCCGCAGGTGGCGCATCCGGCCCGCCAGTTCGCCGTCATCGGTCATCACCATCCCGCCCTCGCCGGTGGTGATGGTCTTGTTTCCATAGAACGAGAAGCACCCGGCCATCCCTAGCGCGCCCGCCTTGACGTCGTGGCTCTGAGCGCCCAGCGCCTCACACGCATCCTCTACGATGGGCAGGTTAAGATAATCCTGATACAGCGGCCACGCCGGGCAGCCGTACAGGTGGACGGGCAGGACCGCCCGCGTCCGCTCACTCAGCGCGCCTTCCAGCGCGATGAGATCCATGCACCACGTATCCGGGTCAACGTCCACGATGACGGGCTTCGCCCCGGTGTAGCTGACGGCATTGGCCGTCGCCACGAAGGTCAGCGCGGGCACGATCACCTCATCGCCCTGCCCGATGCCCAGCGCAGCCAGCGCAAGGTGGAGCGCAGCCGTGCCGCTCTTGACGGCAACCGCGTGCCGCACGCCGATGTACTCGGCGAACATCGCCTCGAACCGCTCCACATACCTGCCCTGAGTAATCCACCCACGGTCAAGACAGTCGAGGATGTAATCGCGCTCCTTGCC